CCTTCCTCGATGTTGATAATGATCGACCCTAGTTTGCTGTTTTGACCGCTGAACCTAATCTTTGCCGCTTCTGCTGTCTCGTTGCCGCCCTGATCTTGGATGATTCGAGCGCCAATCTTGACCATTTGCATCTCTTTGATTTCCATGCCCTTGAGTGGCATTTGGTTCTCGCCAGCCTGAAGCAACATAGCGTTGCCGCCTTCTGGAAGCATAATGCCTGACCGTGAGCCCATTGAAATACCAGCACTCATGTTTTGCTCAACCCATGATTGAGTCAAACCAACAAATACTGGGGTCGGTTGACCAACGAGAAAACTGGATTCCTCATAGTCTGCCGAATTGCGGTAATGGCTGACGTTAAGCTCGGCAATATCATACAACGGGGCTTTGTCTACTGATTCATCGTTATTGACTGACCCAACGAACACAAACGGGATTTCGTCCCATAGTGAGCCGTCCATCTTGCGCGGATAAATATTGTATTCAGCGCCCTCATACTCATCATCGTCATCATCTGATTCTTGGCTTGTGCCAAACATAATCAGCTCATTGTTTTCATCGTACAAATTCTGGACGTATATACCGTGATCCATTCGCAGCACTCGATGATAAATGCACTCAGTTGCCTCAAAACCGTCATCGCTATACTTCATTGTCGGTTCGCGCAGAACTACCAATGACAGCCGTTTAACGCCTCCAATATTTTCGGTTCGCCAGTTTATGATTGATTCGGCAGGATACGGCAGGATTGTGGCTCTAAGCTCTAATGCCCTTACCTCAGCGTCTGTGAGGCCCATTGGGGCTGACGGGTAATCAACCAGCAAACCGTATCGTCCAACCATCAAAGTCTCGCCAGCAGCGTCTTTGATCATCTGTTCTATTGACAAGCCGTCGCCATTAGCATCATCCAGCATATATTCAATATTTGTGTCCAGTTCGATTGTGCTGGGTCGCCTAAACACCATGCCAAGCATGCCTTCTTTAGTGTGACCCGTGAAATTGACGTAACTGGCTCGCTCGACGTATGCCCTATATCTGAGCTTATTATCTGCGCTCCCATCATTGGCATTTGGCGGTGGCAGATAGGCTGTACCGGCAAGACCGCCAAGCATTCCTTCAGCGCCCTTGGCTCTTGATTTGATCGCGGACGATCCTTCATCGCAATCACGGACTAATTTCCATTTGTTGACGTTGTTGCTGTATTCGGCACATGGCGTATCGACTGGCATAGTTATCTCACAAATCTGATGCGTAGATCGGCCACCGGCTTCACAACGGGCATTTCGTAGGCGATGGGGTAGGTTCCCGCATCGGGAAGGTGGTCAAGATTGCTTTTTTTGTCTGGCGATCCATTGGCATCATAGGCCAGTTGCTCCATGCAACGCGCATATTCAGGACATGCCTGATCGTTGATTTTAACGCGCCCTTTTTCAAAAGCGACGTTGGTAGCGACAATCCGATCCTTGACCAGCGGATTCGATCGGTTGGCGTATATAACAAATCCCGCTGATTCTAGCAAGGAAATGTCAGATATTGAAGCATCGACCGATTTACGGCTTCGACCTGATGCGTCAGGGTAAATTCTGATGGAGTGATTAGGGTATTTTTCTTGTATCACTCTTATCATGTTTGGCGTGTCATATATGCCCTTGAACTCATCGACAGCATGCCAGACTGTTCCACGGGAAACATATACAACCGCGCTCATATTGGTCACGTTAAAGTCCATGCCTATGTTAAGCAACTCGCCATCGTTGACAGTCTCAGAGCTGCGACAAGCTATCCGATCATAAGAACTATAGACCGTCCCGCTTTGCAAGTTAACAAACTGGCCTTCAAGGTATGCTGCCAGCAGATTTGACGGGTATATGTCCGTCAGCGATTGAATGTAACCTTCAGGCAAATGTGGATTGCTTTTCGTTGGCGCTTGAATGATCTGATATCCTGGCTTTGGGTCTTTCTTCCATGTCTCGTATACAAACTTAAACCCTTCTGGCGTTGTTGTTACGCCTACTGAATTGGCGCTGCCGCTGGCCTTCTTTTGTCGATTTCGAGCAACAATCTGTCGCCAAGCATAAGCCGCATCATCAGGCTTCATCGTGTCCAGTTCGTCAACGTCAGCATCTGCGTGTTCGTAACCAATAATTCTGTGAGGCGCATCCATTGATCTGAAGTATATTTTGCCCTTGCCGCCGATTTCAATGTAGTTTAATGGCGACTTGTACAACCGATAAGGAATGCCCATTTCCTCCAATGCTTGCTCAAACCTTGGGAATGCAATCATTCTAATCAGGTCATAGGTTGGAGCGTAAAAACCTCGATCACACTCAGGGTTCATCAATTTGCCGATAATACTGCGTTTGATTGCCGCTTCAGTTTTGCCTGCGCCGAAGCCTGCTACCAATGCAGGGTATCTAGCTTGACTCATGATGTACTCAAATTGAGGGCTTGTAGGCGCTATATCAGCCATTTGGGTTGATTATGTTGATACTGATAGGTTTGTTGTCCGTTGTAATATCTTGATGGTCGCGTTGACCAAGCAATTGCTTGCCAAGCCAGATTGCCATCGTTGCTGAGTTTTGTTCATCCATGATCTGCATTTGTTTGCGCCTTACCGACAATCTGCCAAGACCTCTGCCTTGATCAATTGCCTGTTGGAAATCAATTTCATCTGCGTATCGACGTTCTATGGTCTTTTTATCGCACCCAAAGAACGCTGCAATTTCTTCCATCGTACAATTCAAACGGCACAACCGCTTCAATTCTTCAACGTCAATTTCTATTCTTGGCCTACCCACAGGGTTAGTCATTGAAATCTCTTTTATATAGCGACAAAATTATTTTGGTTCGTAGTGATAGCTGTATGTTTTGATGGCATCTCTGAACCCGCTTTTTCTATCCATATTACCCCCAGGTTTGCTTGAGAAGCGTTGAATTTTACACAATTTCCAATCATTTGACCTTTTGAACGCTTTGGCAACGGGGACGCTTGAAAATTTAGCCCAAACATCGTACCCGTCATTTTTCATTATTTCACTGCTTTTCTCTATTAACCTCATCCCCAAACCTAACCCCACGTAATCTGGATGAATGACAGTCCTGTTGCTGTGCATCTTTGGGATAGCGCCTTTTCTTATTGGCACATAATTGGCAAAACATTGAAACCCAATTTGATCGTTGTTGTGAAACAATCCGAATAACTTAATTATCCCGCCAGGAAGATTCTCGCTTAGATAATGATATTTGCTAAAATATCTCCAGCTTTCACGCCCGATAGGCCGGATGTCAAACTGTAGCTGTTCTTGTCGTCTGTAATCTCGCCAAAGTAACCTCCGGTCTATGTATTCGCCTTTGTTGCAATCAATAACCCAATCAGGATTAAGCCATTCCATTACATCATAATGACAACTAACCGCTGTGATTCTTCTTTCTGTTCTTCTTGCATGCTTCGCCAAACAAACAGACATGCTTTTTGCTACCGTCCTGTCTACAACAGATGTCCATTCGTCAACTGCAAAATCATCGCTTCTCGATAATTGCAATGCTGCAATGGCGCGGCTTTTCTGCCCGTTGCTCAAAGTATAAACAGGTCTTATCCAACAAGGGACTTGAGACAAACCTATTCCGTTTAAAGCGTTTTGGCATTGATCATACGTCCAATCATCGGGGAATTGTTCCAATATTGGTTTTGTTTCGTCTATGTCAAAATCAAAGCAAGTGTCGCCAAATATTTCTTTTGCCAATGTTGTTTTGCCACTACCAGAAGCGCCGACTATCAACCCGACATTCCATGATGACTTCAAATCCGCATTAATTGAGAATTCGTGAACGCTTTTCTTGTTGACATCAATATCAAGACTATTTGCTGCCATGCTGCATCTAAAGCTAGACGAAACTGGGCTTTGCAATTTCACTGTATAATTTTGCATTTCAACCCTCGATTTGTAACTTCGTCATAAGCAGTGGCTAATTCGTTTTCATTATTGTATTCAATCAATAATTGCCATTTATTTTCTGAATCCCCCGTAAATTCATCAGCATCCGGTATCTCCTCAATGCCCAATATTCGTTCTAATTCTTGCTCACCAAAACCCAATAACCCCAAATTAAAATCCAATGAATCCAAATCTTCTATTTCAATTCTTAACGCATCAAAGTCCCATCCAGCATTTAGCGCCAATTGGTTATCCGCAATAACGTATGCTTTCCGCTGGGCTTTTGTTAAGCCCTCTAGCGTTATTGTCGGAACAAAGTCAAGATTGAGCCTGAGCGCCGCTTGCAATCTTCCGTGACCAGCTACAACTTCGTTTCCGTCGCCAAGCAAAATAGGATTAGTGAACCCAAATTCGTTGATCGACCTAACTATCTGATCAATTTGATCTGTGCTGTGCGTTCGGCTGTTTCCAGAATACGGCTCCAAATGTTTTGTTGGAACGTACTTTATCTTTAAATCGTCTGCCATTATTTCCCCCCAAATTTACCCAATGCGGCTCCCACAATTTTATCCATGTGGGGTGCCGCAAAATAGAATGCCAAGATTAGCATCATCGCTCCGGTCATTGAATCGGCTCGTTGTCCTATCGCCAATGCTGATTGCGATACCTGACCTCGTAGTGATTCGTCCATCCATACCACTGCGACATCAAGCCCCGCCGATATTAGGTACATCAGCAACCAGACAGTAGTGATGATCAATGCGATCAATCGTCGAGCAATGTTCTGGCCCTGACTGTTTTTGACCCAATCAACAATCATTAATCGAGCCTCAGACCGCTCCTTGGCTGCGTCACCGGCCTTTTCTTCGTCAGTGTATACCAACGCATCAAAACCTTTTGTGATACCGCCTATAGCTGCGTCCATCACCTTCTGACTGCCGAGAAGTTGCCCAAGGATACCCATTAGAACAATATGCCTTCTTTGATGGTTATTTCTTCGGTTATCTTATTGCTCATCATTAAATACAGGTTTTCAATCGCTTTTCGGCTGCTTGATACGCCTTGAAGCTGACCAAAAACACCCATACCAACAGCGAGGCAACCAATAACATCATGAGCAGTATTGCCTGCATGAATGAGAATATGACTCCGGTTAGGAACATTTTTAACTTCCCAAGTAGCTGGGCCAAACTTGGGCGAATTAACGCGACCAAGTTGATAAATTCCTGTCGGAATGCAACTGATGTTCTGTTGATTATCAAGCCAAGGTTTTTCGACAGTGTAGAAAACATCTCCCTCATAAATAAGCCTCCCAATTGTTCGGTCTTTGAATAACCCAAATCTGATCAACTCAATCATTTCTTACTGTTCCATAAGTC